ACTACAAGCAGTTGTACATCCCTCGCTGGAAGACGGTCTACGCCGTCGATGACACCCTGAACGACAGCCCGGAAGGTTACGGCCTGTTCCGTGGGCTGTACCGACCGGCGACTCAGCTGCGGGAGTACCTGCAACTGGAGTCCTACGGATTCCAGACCGACCTCCGGGGCATTCCGAAGGGTTCGGCTCCCCTGAGCCAGCTCCAGCAGATGGTCGACGAGGGTCGCATCACCGAGGCTCAGATGCAGAGCATCCTGAACCCGATGAAGACCTTCATCCAGAGTCACAAGCGCAACCCGCAGCTGGGTATGCTGCTGGACTCGATGCCGTACCACGCAGCTGGAGACAACCAAGCCCCGTCCAGCACGCCGCAGTGGAACCTGGAGCTTCTCAAAGGTAGCAGCCAGAGCCACCAAGACATCGCCCGCGCCATCACGCGCCTCAACATGGAGATGGCTCGCATGCTGGGCGTCGAGAATGTCCTGCTGGGTGAGTCGGGTAACGGCTCGCACGCCTTGAGCCAGGATAAGTCGCTGAACTTCGGACTCGTGGTCGACTCGACGATCCGAGAGCTTCGTGAGGTTGTCAAGCGCGACCTCATCACCCCGCTGTTCGTGATGAACGGTTGGGACATGAAGTACATGCCGATGGTCACCACGGACGCGATTCAGCACCGTGATATCACGACCATCACGCAGAGCTTGGCTCAGATGGCCCAGGCTGGCGCACCGATCATGCCGGACGATCCGGTGGTGGACGAGGTTCGGGACCTCCTGGGCCTCTCTCACTCCACCATTGGAGATTATCCCATCGAGGATCTTCCGGGGATGACTGATCCCATTACCCCCACCCCCGCTGACGCGGAAGATAGCGATACTAACGCATAGGGCAGCTTCCCCGGAGACCTCATTATGGCATTCACCTTCGACACCATCGTCATCGACGCGGTCAACTACGACAGCCTCTGCACCCGTGCGGAGGCTAACGAGTACCTCGCGCCCGAACTGAACCTGAAGGCGTGGGACACGGCGACTGACGCAAACAAGGATAAGGCGCTCGTCAGCGCCACCCGAATCCTCGTAGCCCAGAACTGGATTGACGAGTCGGCGGTCCCTGACGCTGTGCTGATCGCAGCCAACAGCCTTATGGCTGACCAACTTCTCGCTGGCGAGACCCCTGGGTCGGGGCAGTCGATCAACTCGGTCAGCGCAGGAAGCGTCAGCATCGACTTTGAGGGCTCCACGAGCGTGGGTGCCTCGAAGTTCGACTCGCGCATTACCGCTCTCATTGGGCAGTACCTGACCTCGTCGTATTCGACCAACGCCAACCCGTACTTCTCGGGTACCGACGAGGACGACTACCCGATCGTCGAGATCTTCCCGGAGATCAGCGAAGGCAATGCCTAACTTCTTCGGAGTCGATATCGCCAAGCTGATCGCAGACGGTGTTGCAGCTGCCGGTGGCGTGGATGATGTCACCCTCCGCAAGGTGACCGTGGGTACCCGCACTCCGGGCAACCTGACAGGAGGAACCAACCCGACCTACATCGACTACGAAGGTAAGGGCTTCCAGTCGTCCAAGGCCGACGCGCGTCTTGGTGACACCCTTATCCAGGACGAGGAGAGGGTAGTGGTCCTACTCGGCCATACATTCGACGCCGCACCCGAGGTGAACGACGAACTCGTTTATCAGGGAACTTCACTCACCATTCGACTGGTCGACCGTGACCCGGCGAGCGCCACATGGACCGTGGTCTGCAATGGCTAACGAGTACAGCGACGAAGCCCTGCTCCGGGACCTAGAAACCTGGGCACTTGCATTCACGAACCGTAGCGTTCGTGAGGCTATGGATGGCATTCGTCGTCAGTACCAACCTGCCCTGGCGGCAGCGTTCGCGGCAGGAGACGCTGCGCTCATCAACGAGATCTCGGAGAAGATTTCAACCAAGTTTGCGGAGGCTATACAAGCCGCCCAGCAGCAGGTCTACATGGAGTCGGGTCGGCGTGCGGCCCAAGCACTCCGAACTGTGGGCATCGAGCTGAGCTTCACAGGCAGCGACCCACGCGCCGAGAAGTTTATCCGCGAAAGCTCCTCACGCATGATTACGGAGATCTCGAACCAGCAGCGCCTTGCTATCCGTGCCCGTCTGGCGGAGTCCTTCGATCGGGGAGTCAACCCTCGCAAGGCTGCCAAGGAGTTGATTGACATCGTGGGCCTGACGGCTCGCCAACAGGCTGCGGTGGCGAACTACCGCCGTCTACTGGAGCAGGGCTCCTCGTTCGCCTTGGAGCGTGCGCTCCGAGACCCCAGCATGGACGCCCTGGTCCGCCGTGGCAATCTCAGCAGCCGGGACATCGACCGGATGGTTCGCGCGTATGAGCGGAACTATGTCCGCTACCGCACCGAGATGATCGCCCGCACTGAGATGCTCGCTGCGTCCAACGAGGCGGTCCAGGAGGCATACCAGCAGGGTGTGGACTCCGGCGACCTGGACCCAGAGAAGTTCGTCCGTCAGTGGAAGACCGCACGGGACGAGCGTGTCCGTGGGTCCCACCGCTCGATGCACAATCAGGTGCGGGACGCGAAGGAACCGTTTGTTACTGGGTCTGGCTACCGGGCGATGTACCCCCACGACCCGGCACTGCCCGCCCAGGAGCGGGTACACTGCCGGTGCATCACAGTGACGCGATATCGCGCCATTGTGGAAGAGGAGCAGAAACCCTAACACAAACGCCGTTTTTGTGGTATAATACCACCATCCCAGAACGGGGTCAAGCAAAAATGCCCAAATCCGAAGGTTACAAGCCCAGCCAAGCCATGGCCAGCAATGCTGCTCGTGGTCTGGAGCTTCGCGAGAAGTGGGGCCGTGGAGGCACAGCCGTTGGCGTCGCTCGTGCCCGTGACCTCAAGCGCCGCGCTACCCTGTCCCGTGACACGGTGGCGCGTATGCATTCGTTCTTCAGCCGTCACGCCGTAGATAAGGATTCTAAGGCGTGGAAGCAGGGCATGCCAGACGGAGGCCCAAGCGCAGGTAAGATCGCTTGGCTCCTGTGGGGTGGCGACTCTGGGCGATCCTGGGCAGCAGCTCGTATGAAGGAAATCCGCAAGCAGGAAGAACAGATCAGGAAGTCTAGCGAAGTCACCGTTGCCAAGGTCAACGATGAGTTGGGCCTTGTCTTCGGGTATGCCATCGTCTGCAAAAAGGACGGTGAGGCGTACTACGATCTCCACGGAGATCACATCCCAGAGGACACGATGCTGGAAGCTGCCGCCGAGTTTATGGAGCGCAGCCGCACCGCCCTGGAGATGCACAAGGGTGAGAGAAAGGGAACCATCGTGTTTGCCTTCCCACTTACCAGCGAGGTCGCAAAGAGCCTCGACATCGAAGCGCCCAAGACTGGGCTGCTGATCGCCATGCGCCCAGATAGCGAGGAGATCCTCGCCAAGTTCCGCAACGGCGAGTATACCGGATTCTCCATCGGAGGAGTGAGCCTTGGGTAAAAAGAAGAAGATCCTCAACCGCATCCGTATTGACGAGATTTCTGCGGTTGACCGTCCGGCACAAGAAGACGCTACCATGACCATCATGAAGCGTGCGGACGAAACCCCTAACCCTACTGAAACCATGACTGACGAAGTTCAAAAGAACGAAGAGGTCACGGAAGAGGTCGTTACCGAAGTCGTCGAGGCCGAAGAGGTCGAGAAGGCTGAGGAAGTGACGGAAGAAGCCCCCGAGGCCGACGCCGAAGTCGAGAAGGCTGAAGAAGCCGAGGAGACTGAGGAAGAGGACGAGGAAGAGAAGGGCTACGAGAAGTCGCTTGCTGATCTCACCGCTGAACTTGAAGTTCTCCAAAGTGAGCTTGCACTGGCCAAGTCGGTTGCGGAGCTGTCGGATGCTGAGAAAGAGGTCTTTGCCTCGATCGAAGGCGAAGAAGCACGCGCCGAGTTCCTGGGTAAGTCCGCTGACGAGCGTGCCGAACTCATCGCCAAGGCGGCTGATGAGAACGCCGTGATCTACAAGTCTCTGGACGGTGTCGAGTTCACCGCCCAAGACGACGAGCGCCTCGTGTCGCTGGCCAAGCAGGCCGACGAGTACAAGGCTCAACTGGTGGCTGCCGAAGAGGCTTCCATCGAGAAGAGCTACAACGAGCGTGCCGAGACCCAACTGGCTCACCTTCCGGGCGAGCTGGTGACCAAGAACGCAGTGCTGCGTGCCATTGACGGCATCGAGGACGAGGCCGTCCGCGAGCAGGCACTGTCCATGCTGAAAGCTCAGTCGGTTGCTATCGAAGAGCAGTTCGTGACCAAGGGCGTCGAAGGCGAAGAAGCCGAAGGCGACCTGGGTGGACTGGAGAAGATGGCCGCTGCCTATGCGGAAGAGCATGACACTACCCTTTCCAAAGCCTACTCGGAGGTGCTTCGCACCCCGGAAGGTCGTAACCTGTACAACCAAACCCTGTAAAAAATGGCTACTTACGAGTCTAAGCTCTGCATCACTGTGGAAGCGGGTGCTGACCTTTCGGCGGACCAGTTCAAGTTCGTCCAGGTCGCTTCCGATGCACAAGTTGATGTTGTTTCCAGTGCCGGTGGCGATGCCATTGGTGTCCTCCAGAACGATCCGGCTGCTGCTGGTCGTGCTGCTACCGTGTGCTACGCTGGTGTGACCAAGGTCATTGCCGGTGCTACCGTCGCTGCTGGTGCGAAGGTCCAATCGGACGCTTCGGGTCTGGCTATCGCCGCGCTTACTGGCGATGTCGTTCAAGGCGTCGCACTGAAGGGTGGCGATGCCAACGAAGTCATCGAAGTCCTCCTCGTGTCCAAGCACATCCTCGCCTAATACATAAGGAGTAACTGAAATGCCTCAACCCACCCCCAACGCCGTCCATGTCGACGCCCCGCTGACCCAGATCAGCGTTGCGTTCCTCCAGGACGCCAACAACTTCATCGCGGGCCAAGTGTTCCCGACCATCCCGGTCGCGAAGCAGTCGGACCGCTACTACACCTACGACCGTGGTTTCTTCAACCGCGACGAAATGGAAGTCCGCGCTCCGGGTACGGAGTCGAAGGGTGTCGCCTACGAAGTCGACAACACTCCGACTTACTACGCCCCGATCTACGCGGCTCACCACGACATCGCTGACGAAGTGCGTGCGAACGCTGACTCGGTGCTGGACCTCAACCGCGAAGCGGCGGAACTGCTGACCCACAAAGCTCTCATCAAGCGTGAGAAGCTGTGGGCCGACACTTTCTTCGCTGGCAGTGTGTGGACCAACGACTATGATGGTGTCTCGGGTACTCCGGGTGCCAACCAAGTCAAGCACTGGAGCGATGCGGCCTCGACCCCGATCGAAGACGTTCGCTTCGCGAACACCACGCTGATGCAAGAAACTGGTCGTGCGGGTAACACCCTGGTGCTGGGCCGCGAAGTCGCGGACAAGCTCCTGGATCACCCGGACATCATCGACCGCATCAAGTACGGCCAGACTCCGGGTGCCCCGGCGATGGCTGGCACCGCTGCTCTCGCGGCGCTGTTTGGTGTGGAGCGCGTCCTCGTGATGAACTCGATCGAGAACACCGCTGCGGAAGGTGCCACCAACAGCCACTCGTTCATCGGTGGCAAGAAGGCGCTGCTGTGCTACGCTGCTCCGAACCCCGGTATCATGACCCCGTCGGCTGGTTACACCTTCGCGTGGAACGGCTACATGGGTGCTGCCGGTGCCGGTCAGCGCGTCAGCCGCTTCCGCATGGATCACCTGCGCTCGGATCGCATCGAGCTGGAGATGGCCTTCGACCAGAAGCTGGTCTCGGCAGATCTCGGCTTCTTCTGGGACAGCGTCATCGCCTAATACCGAAGGGTACCATGTACAAGTCTCGACTTCGCCGTGGTACCCTTGACCTGTCCAAAAAACTGGTCGCCCGTCGCCCCTTCCGCTTTGCGGGTAAGGATTACGCGGCAGGCGACCAGTTCCCCTGGCGAAAGCTGGGGGTTGCTGAGCGTCAAGTGGGCATTCTGTTTGACGCTGGCAAGCTGGAGATGGTCGAGGACAAGAAGCCGGAAGCCCCCGAGGCTCCGGTGAAGGAGGCAGCAGCCAAGAAGGCTCCTGCCAAGAAGGTTTCCAAGAAGGTCGTTGACGAATCGGTTGACGACAAGTAAGACCGAGGTGCCGGGAACCTCCCGGCATCTACATACCCGCTAATGGTTAAGAAGACATCGTCGCCGAATGTGGTCATCGAGGTTCTCGATGACCATGTCAACGATGTCATTAAGGCGCTCGCAGCTGAGACGAATAACGCGCTGGTAGACGCAACCCCGGTAGACACTGGGTTCGCCAGAGCCAACTGGCGGGTCAACCTTAACAAACCAGCCAGTGGTGTTCTTGGTGCCAAAAACGAGCGGGCCGCAGCAGCCGCCGCGACCTTGGGCAGTTCCCAAAGCACGCAGGCCATCGCGTCGTACGACCACAAAAAGCACCGAGAACTCTACATTTCAAACAATGTAGACTATATTGGCATGACGGATGCTGAGGGGAATCGGGGCCTTAACGCTGGCTCCTCGCCCCAGGCTCGACCGTTCTTTGTTCAGACGGCTATCTACAAGACGGTCTCCAAAGTCCAGAAGGCATTCAAGAGTGTTATCCGGAGGATCAAGTAGTGGCCGCCCCGAACTTTGTAGGACCTAACGGCACCCTCCTGGTCAGTCCGAACGGTACTTTCCTGGTCGGCGTTGAGTCTGACACCTCGGCTTCCGTCGGTACTTTCCGTGAGGCGCTGTACCAAGCATTCTACGATGGCTGGTCGGACCTTACCCCACTTTTCTTTGAAAACGAGGCGCACGACGAGGAGCTAGACTCCTGGGTGCGCTTCTTCATGCGGAACACCTTCGCGTCCCAGAACACCCTGGGCAAGACGGGTACCCGCAGCTTCGCCCGTGAGGGCGTCGTATTTGTTCAGGTGTTCACCCCCCTGAACTCTGGGTTGGCTGAGAGCGACACCTACGCTGAAGCTGCCCGTGAAATCCTTGAGGGTGTCACCATTAGTGGCGTCCACTTCCGTGGAGTTCTTACGAATGAAATCGGACCCACGGGTAAGTGGTTCCAGGTGACCGTCGAGGCTCCCTTCACCTACTACATCCAAAAGTAAATGGCCCGTTCCCTTACCAACAACGCCAACTGGGCGTTCGCCAAGGAGGATAGCCTCGGAGTTCTTCCGGGTAGCCCCGAGTGGTTCAACCTGGAGCCGAACAGCATTTCCTCGTACGGCGCTAACATCACTACTGTCTCCCGAGACCCCATCTCCAAGAACCGTCAGCTCCGCAAGGGCTCGACGACCGACCTGGATTCGTCTGTGGGTCTCGAAGCCGACCTCACGCTCTCGCACTTCGAGAACTTTATTGAGGGCTTCTGTTTCGCTACCAGCACCGCCACCGTACTCGTCTGTGATGAGGTTGTGGCTACTGGCTACAGCGTCACCAGTAGCAACGGCGACCTCGCTCAGAACACCTTGGTCTTCGCTCGTGGCTTCGACACCGCAGCCAACAATGGGCTGAAGGTTGTTGGCGCAGCCTCGACCACCACGGAGATCAAGGTATCTGGACTGTCGGCGGAAACCCCGACCGGCAACGCGACGGTCGAAATCGCTGGCGTGCGCGGCACCTCTGCGGACCTCGAAATCGACGCGAGTGGCGATCTCATCAGCACCACGCTTGACTTCACCACCCTGGGTCTGACCGTTGGCCAGTTCATCAAGCTCGCCGGGTTTACCAACTCTGCCAATAATGAGTTCGCCCGTATCTCGGCGATTGCAGCAAACAAGCTGACCCTGGACAAGAAGTCCACCACCTTCGTGACCGAGGCTCCGGCTGGTCAGGTGGATATCTACTTCGGTGGGTTCGTCCGCAATGTCCCGACCGACGACGCCGACTTCCTGGTGCAGTCGTACCAGTTTGAGGCTTCGTACAAGGACCTCGACTCGGTCGGCACTGACGAGTACGAGTACGCCAAGGGCAACCTCGCTAACGAGCTGGCCTTCAACCTCCCGGTCGCGGACAAGGCTTCGATGACCTTCGGGTTCATCGGCACCGACTCGGAGCCGCCCAGCACTACCCGCGCGACGAACGCCTCTTCGGCCAAGGACCCGAACAAGACCGAGATGTTCAACACCTCGGCTGATATTGTGCGTCTTCGGATCACCGAGGTCGACGAAACTGGTCTGACCACGGACTTCAAAGACATCAGCGTTACCCTGCGTAACAATGTGTCGCCGGAGAAGGTCCTCGGCACCCTGGGTGCTGCGTACATGAACTACGGCAACTTTGAGGTCATGGTCGAGGGCGAGGTCCTGTTCACCGACAGCACGGTGTCCGAAGCCATTCGCAACAACCGCGAGGTCACCATGGACTTCTGCATCACCAACGGTGACGGCGGGTTCATGCTGGACATCCCCGCGATGACCATGGGTGGCGGCGAGCGCAGCTTCCCGGTCAACGAGTCCATCACCCTCAGCACGACGGCGATGGCTCATGAGGACGAGGAACTCGGCACCAGCCTCGGTGTCAGCCTCTTCCCCTACCTCCCGTAATACTAACCAAGGGTGACCCGGCCTAGCTGGGTCACCCACAACCCCACAAGAATCATGGTTGACTTCAGCAACTTCAATCACCTCAACCCGTCGGGCGACAAGCCCGTCAACTACGAGCTGGACATTCCGGGCATGGAAGACCCCATCGTCCTGGAAGTCCTCCCCGCTCTCGCGGTCAACAAGCCGCTCCTCAACGAACAGGCCAAGATGCACGCTAAGCTCCAACGCAAGATGGGGCGGAAGCAGGAACTCTCGGTCAAGGACCTGGAGGAGATGCGCTCTGTGATCCGAAAGCAGTACGCGCAGTATGTCGTCAAGGGCTGGAAGAATGTTCTCGATGCTTCGGGCGAACCCGTCCCGTTCAGCGTCGACAACTGCCACCAGTTCCTGATGATCCTGCCGGACGAAATGTTCGACGAGATCGCGGACTTCTGCCGCGACCCGGAGAACTTCCTGGAGTCGGCAGACGCCGAAGATCTGGGAAAGCTCTAGCAGCTCGCCTTGAGTACGAGATGCGTCTATCGCGAGATGGTTTCGCGGTAGACGCCGCTCTTGCTAAAGGCCGAGAGCTGCCTGAGTGGTATATAAACGCGCCCGAGATCCCCGAAGGCGCGGAGATCTTTTTCCAACACTTCTACGACCTCACGACCTGCCGACAGTTCGGTGACCAACCTGGGCCAATCCCATGGCTTGCCATCGCACAGTACGCAGACCATCAGGGGTATGTGGGAGCGGCGAAGGAGATCGTCATCCAGGTCATGAGAGATATGGATAACACCTATCTCGAATGGTCTGCTAAGGAAATCAAGCGCCGTCAGGACGCAGCCAAGGCTAAATAATGTCAAACATCGACTTCGGAATCCAGGTTCTTGTAAGCACCAAGAACGCTCGTGCCGGAACCCGGCAGCTCCAGAAAGACCTGGAGAAGACGGGTGCCGCAGGGGAGAAGGCTGGGCGTCGCGCGAGCCGTGGCCTAGATGAGGTAAGGAAGTCGGCGTTCAACCTGGAGAAGCAGGTCCTCAAGCTGGCGGTCGCATTCGGTGGTATCTTCGTTGTACCGAAGATCATCGGTCTACTGGACACCTACCAGCAGTTGGAGAACCGGCTGCGTGTTGTCACGGAAACCTCCGAGCAGCTTCAGTCTGCATTCGAGGGTCTGGCAGACGTGTCCCAACGTACGCGATCGTCTCTCCGTGGATCAGTTGAGTTGTACGCTCGACTGGCGTTGTCGACGAAGGAGCTGGGGCTGAACCAGCGACAGCTGCTGGGCCTCACGGAGAGTATCAACCAAGCCATCATCATCTCCGGGGCCAGCGCGAAGGAGGCCGAGAACGGACTCATCCAGCTCTCCCAGGGCCTCGCTTCAGGTGCGCTGCGCGGTGACGAACTCCGCTCGGTGTTGGAGCAGTTGCCTCGGGTGGCTGATGTGATTGCTGAGAGTCTGGGCGTGACCCGTGGCGAACTCCGCAAGCTGGGTGAGGAGGGTGCGCTCTCCGCGATGACGATCCTCCGAGCCTTCGAGGAGTCTCAGCAGTCGCTGCAAGAGGAGTTCGCTCAGACCCAGCAGACCCTGGGGCAGGCACTCACGCAGCTCACCAACGAGTTCATCAAGCTGGGTAACAGCTCTGGGACCGTGCAGGTTCTCACGGACGCGCTTCGGGCGTCAATCAACGCCCTCGCGTTCGTCATTGGACCACTGGTGAACACCCTGATCCTCATGGGCACTGCGTGGCTTGTTCTGAAGACCCGCATGCTACTTGCATCGGCTGCATCGGCCAAGATGGCAGCGACCACCGGAATCATGGGTGAACGCCTCAAGGTCGCCAACTTCTGGGCCAATACTTTCGGGAAGACGCTCAAGCGTCACCCAGTGCTGATGCTCGGCTCCATCATCCTGACGGGTGCTATTGCACTCAAGGGTATGAGTAAGGCGTTTGACGATGTTGGTGATGCAGCCAAGAACGCGGCAGAGCCGATTGACCAGTTCTTCGTCGACACGAAGGTCAAGGCGTTTGGTCAGCAGCTGATTGACACTCAGCGGCAGCTGAACCGGATTGCCAACGATCCCAACTTTGCGGATGCTGCTGATCGTATGCGTATGCAGATTTCCCGGCTCCTCAACAACATCAAGCAGCTCCGTTCGCCGACGGTGTCTATTAAGGAGGAGCTGCGCGGCGAGATTGATTTGCTGAGCATGGCTGAGGATAAGCGTGATGAGTACACCAAGATGCTCGCCTATGAACAGCGGCTGGCCCGTGTTGGTATTGATCTCCGGGCGGAAAGCAACCAGTCTCTCCGAGCGGAGATCCTCTCTCTGGTACGTCTGGTCGAATGGAAGAAAAAGTCCAATGAGGAAGACAAGAAGCGGTCTGCGGCTAACGCGAAACTGTTCACGGAGGCGTGGACGTCAGCCATGGAGAAAGCCTCG